TTGGTGCCGCCGCGATGCTGCTGGTTGTCATACAACAGCCCGTCGAACGCGCGTTCGGCGTTGGCTTCGTCGGCCATGTCGCCCGGCCCGAATGGCCAGCGCCGGGCATAATCCACGCGCAGGCTGGCGCCCGCCGCCGCCCAGGCCGTGCCGCCATCGGCCGGCGTCAGGATCGCCCGCGTGCCGGTCGCGTCCAGCGCCACGGTGAAAGTTGGGTTGCCGGTGGCCGCCAGGCTTTCGTTCAGGCCATCGGCGCGGCCGAATGTGCTGGCGTTCAGGCTCACCCAGAACTGGTTGGCGCTGATCGGCGCGCCGTTCAGGGTGCGCATCTGGCGGCCCATCTCGATCTGGATGGTGGCGCGGCCGTTGTCGCTCCACCCCGCCACCAGCGCGGGGCCGGTGGCCTTCACCGTGCGGTCAAACGCCCATGCCGCCGCCCGGCCCAGGCTGGCGCCAAGCCGCGCCTGCCCCACCATGTTGGCATCGGAATAACTGCCGCTGCCGTCCCAGGCGGCGTGCAGGCTTCCGGTGGCGTCCTGCACGATATCGGCCCACATCGGCCCGGGGATGCCGCGCGCCCCCATTTCGCTGGCAAAGTCCAGATGCTGTTGCCGGCGTGCCATCGTGCTGCTGCTGTCGGGCGGCTGCCGATGGCCGCGCCACGTGGGCAGGAACAGCCACGGCGCAGCGGGGGCCGCGCTGAACCGGGCATCGATCCCGGCGGCATATTGGGCCCGCAACGCCGCGTCCGATGGATTGATGCCGGGAATCCACATGAACAGATGCAGATCGACATGCCGGCCCAGCGCCGCGGCATACATCTCGGCCACGCCGCTGCTGTTGCCCGATGCCGGCCCCGGCTGCGCGCCGATGTTGCCCAGAAACAGGAAACTCGGCTGCCCGTTGGTGGCGCTGCCGGAATAGGCCATGCCGTTCACCGCCCAATCACCCATGTTGCTGCCGTTGATGGCCATGTTGGCGATCAACACCGGGTGGCCGGGGTTGTGCACATGCCATTCATTGGCAAAGGCAATCGCGCCCTGGCCGGGGCTGGCCGGGGTCTCGCCACCGCGCAGCCGCCACGCTTGCAGATAGGGCTGCTGATAGCCGCCCGAACCACCGGCGTTCTGGTTCACCAGCTTCAGATACACCGCCTGCACCCCGGCATTCACCGGCAGGCTGGTGTTGTTCACGATGGCTGGCGGGTCGCCGCGCTGGAACGCCCGTTCCATCCCGCTCTGCCCGTTGGTCAGGATCACCGTGCCCACCAGCCAGTCATCGCTGGCCAGCACCGTGCCCGGCGTGGCGGCGTGGCGCACGTCAAGCCGATAGGGGCCACCCACCGGCACGGCGTCGCTGGTCTGCCAGCTGCTGCCGCTCTGGTTGGCCACGGTGGCCCAGTCAAAGCCCGGCACCACCGCCCCGGCGTTTGGATGGCCGGTGCCATACACCCACCGCCGCTGCACCGTCTGCGCGCTGTCGCGGGTGCCGATCACCACGGTTGGCCGGCCGCCGCGCCCGCCGGTGAACTTGGCCACCGGCTCGATGATGCCCAGCACGCCGCCGGGGGCGGCCACGCTGAACGAAAGCGCGCTGTCGCGCGGGGTGTTGGTCGCCCCGGCCAGCGCCTCGCGCAGGGTGAAACTGCTGCTGCCCAGCGTCGTCGGCGTGCCGCTGATCGTGCGTGCCGCGCCGTTCAGGGTCATGCCCGGCGGCAGGCTGCCGGATTGCAGGGTGATGGTGGAACCGGCCGTCGCGCCCACGATATTGATCGTGGTGGCCACGTTCTGGGTGGCGCTGGCCGAAGAAAGGGTCAACGCGCCCAGCGTCGGCGCGGCCACCACGTCAACATACTGCATGGTGTCGCGCGGGCTGTTGGTGGCCCCGGCCAGCGTTTCCGTCAGGGTGAACACGTCGCTGTTGGCCACGCTGGGCGTGCCGGTGATGGTGCGCGCCGCGCTGTTCAGGGTCATGCCGGCGGGCAAGGCCCCGGCCGTCACCGTGATGGTGGAACCGGCGGTGGCGCCGATGATGTTCACCGTGGCCGCCACGCCCAGCGGCAGGGTCGCGGCCGAAAGGGTGAGCGTGGCCAGCGTCGGCGCGGCCGGATACCAGTGCGCCGGGGCCAGATCGCTGCCCAGATCGTCCAGCCCGCTGCTGTCGGCCGCCACCGGCGTCACCACCAGGCTGGCGCTGCCGGCGGTGCCGATGTTGGCCAGGCCGGTGGCCAAGGTGCGCAACGTCCATTGATAATCAACCGTGCTGCGCCCTTGCGCACAATTGGGATAGGGCAGGCTGCCGGCGGCCTGTGCGGCGGCCAGCCCTTCATAGGTGAGGAACGGGAAACCGCCCACCCCGGCCAGCGCCGCCACCGCCGCATGGTGCGGGCGGCCGATGCCGGCCACATTGGCATCGTTGGCGGTGTCCCACGGGAAATCGCCGTTGCACAGCGCCAGCTGCTCGGCGGCGAACCCGGCCGGGGTGCGGGTGCCACCGCTGCCCTGCGCCATGAACATCTGGCGCATCAGGTTGGCCTGGGTATCGGTGGTGGCAACGGCGGTCAGCCAGGCGGTGGCAATCGGGGTCGCCGCGACATGGCTGGTGACGACGCCGGTCGAAAGATTGCAGGCCGCGCCCCAGCCATACCAGCCCGGCGTGCCCAGATGCTCCAGATAACTGATGCCCCACACCATGAACACCGGGCTGCCCAACGGGGCGGTGGCGGTGTTGGTGTAACGGCCTTCGGCGCCGTTGGTGCCGCCGAACGCATCGGTGGCATTGGCGCGGGTGCGATAGAAATGGCGCAGCTGCTGATCGGCGGTGCGGCCGGAACCGGCAATGCGCAACACGCTGTCGGGGCCGTTGGTGAAGGTGCCGGTGTTGTTGAGATCGGCCCCCAGGATGGCGTAATCGCCGTTCAGGGTGAAGCCGCTGGACGGGATGCGGAAGAACGCCGCCATCCAGTGCCCGACGATCAGCCCGTTCAGCGCCCCGCCGGAACGGGCAACGGTGTAATTGACCGCCTTGCGGATCGGCGATGCCAACCGCAGATCGGTGACACCCTGGGTTGCAACACGAATAGCCATCAGCCGTTCACCACCGCAAGGCCGGCGGGTTCATCCACCAGCACGAAAAACGCCCCCGCCGGGGTGGCCGCGTTGGGCGTCAACTCGCCCACCATCACCACCCCCCACACCGTCGTCACCGCCGTCGCCGAAAGGGTGAAATCGGGCCCGGCGGCCACGGCCACCCGCGGGGCGCGGCCAAACCGGCCAACCCGGCCCAGCCCGCCAACCAGGCCAATCATGGGGCCACCGGCATGATCGAAAGGCTGCCATCGGTTGCCCCGTCACGGATCCACGACACGAACTGGCCGCTGGTGATGCGCAGATGGAATTTCTCGTCGGCCGCCAGCGGCACGCTGCCCGCGCCCACGCTGGCCGCCACGCTGGCATCGCCCACCCGGAAAAACCCGCGCACCGATGCGTGCAGCATCACTTCGGCCGCCGCCACCGCCGCCGAACGCACCTGGCCGCTGCCCGCCGTCGTCAGGCGCTGGCCTGCGGCAAAATCATAAGCGCGCGTGGTGGTGGCCAGCGTCGGCACGTTCACCGGCACTGCGGCGCTGCGCAACTGCGCGTCGGTCAACGGCCCGCTCACCGCGATGGTGGGCGCGGTGCCGATGTTCACCACCGGCGGCGCGGCAAAGCCCGGCAGGCTGCCGCCCAGGCTCACCGGCAGGCGAAAGCCATCGGCATCGGCCACGCGCAGTGCCGCATCGGCCGCGCCAAAGGCCAGCTTGGCAAAGGGCCAGTGCACCCCGGCGATCTCGTCGGTGGCAAAGGCCACGCCCACGGCGGGCGCCGTCACATTGTCAGCCATGTCATTCTCCGCATTCAGGAAAGATGGGGCCGGCAGCGGGGGACAGGCCACCGGCCCCGGCACACGCCTCAGGCCGAAAAACGCATCAGCTTGATGGCGCGGCTGTCCAGAACCGCCCCGCCCACGCGGCGGGTGGCATAAAAATGCACATAGGGCTTGTTGCTGTACGGGTCCTTCAGCACCACCGTCTCGCGGCGCTGCGCGATCAGGTAACCGGCCTGGAAATTGCCAAAGGCAATGCTCAAGCTGTCGGTGCCCACGTCCGGCATCGCATCGGCCTCCACCACGCGATAGCCCAGCAGCGTCTGCGGCTGGTCCGGCCCCAGGCCCGGCTGCCAGATGAAGGCGCCATCGCTGGTCTTGAACTTGCGGATGCGGGCCAGCGTCGCGCTGTTCATCACCCACACCGCGCCCTGGCGATAGGGGCTGGCCAGCGCATGCACCAGATCGATCAGCCGGTCCTGCGGGTTGGTCGCGGCAAAATTGCCGGCCGCGCCCGAGGTGACAAACTGCAGCGTGCCAAAGGCGCGCGTCGCATCCGCCGTCGCCGCGCTGGGCGCGCTCAGGAACCCGCGCGGCTTGTTGACGCCATCGCCGGTCACAAAGGCCACGCCCTCGGCCCGGGCAAATTCGCGCCCGATCTCCTCGCCCAGCCAGGTTTCCACGTTGAACCCGGCATCATCCAGCATCGCCTGCGATGCGGCCGGATTGGCATAAAGCTCGCCCATCGGCGGGGCGATCTCGGCGAAATCCGGCGTGTCCGTCTCGGGCCGGGCCTGCGTCTCCGAAACCCAGCCCGAAACCACGCCGGTGGTGGTGATCAGCCGGCGATAACTGGCCGAACCCACCTCCACCACCTGGGCGATGCTGCGGATCGGCGATGCGGCCCGCAACACCCGGTTGATCGTGTCATCAATCTCCAGCGGCACGCCCAGGCCGCCGCGCACCGGCGCCGATGTCACCGCCTTGGCCTCCAGCGCCGGGCGGCCGGGGATTTCGATGCCGGCATCGAACACGCCGGCCAGATTGTCAGATTTCACGTCCAGCATCAGTCTGCTCCTCCTGCCAGCCCAGCACCCGCGCCTCCCCCTGCATGGGAAAGGTCACGAGCGAGACTTCAACCAGCTCCAGCCGCTCCAGCCGGCGGCCATTCCGGGTCGGGCTGGCGGCCTTCACCCGGTATCCGAAACTCAAACCATCGATGGCGCCGGCCTTCACCAGCGCGGCGGCCTCGCTGCCGCGGCCCCCGCCCACGATGCGCGCGGTGATGCGCAGCCCGCGCGCATCCTCGGTCAGGCTCTCCACGAACCCGATTGGTTCATCCTGCTTGTGCTGCCACAACAGCGGCAGGGGCGCCGCCGCCCCGGCAAAGGCGCCCTTCACCACCACGTCGCCGCCCTTGTCGGGCCGGCCGAACACCGAAGCATAGCCCGCAATGCGCATCATGGCCGGCCCCCTTCCACCAGGCCCAGCTTGAACGCGATGCCCACGAGCAACAGCGCCACCACCGTGCGCACCACCCAGCCGATCAGGCTTTTCAGCGCCGATTTCTTCACATCGCGCCAGCCCTGCACCAGCTGGCGCAGTTCGCCGATGTCGGCCCCGGCATGATCATCGGTCAGGCCCAGCCGCGCCAGCGCCCGCGCCGCCCCGGCCTCGGCCGCCTCCTCGATCACCGCCTGCAGCGTCACCCGCGCCGCGCCCTGCGCCTCGGCCTGGGCCAACAGCCCTTCCAGGATCGTGCTCATTGGCCATCCCCTTCTGAAAGACCCAGAATCCGGCGCTTTTCCGCCGCATCCAGGAAATCGGCGCCGCGCACCTGTTCCCACAGCCGGGCCCGGTCCTCCGCCAATGCCGGCACGTCATCCTTGTCCACCGCCAGCGCCAGCCCCGGCCACCACCAGCCCAGAAAGGCCGAAAGCCCGCCCAGGATGCGCGCCAGCAGCGGCAGCAGCGTCAGCCGCCACAGCGCCACATTGGCCTCGCGGTAATTGGCATAGGTGTTGTCACCCTTCAGACCGATCAGCAGCGGCGGCACCCCCAGCGCAAGCGCGATGTCTCGCGCCGCCGCCTCGCGCATGCCGGCAAAATCCATCTCC